GGGACGCAGGAAAAAGCCTTCATGACCGGACCCGGTTCAAACCAGCCGCTGGGGTTGTTTACTGCCAGTGACGACGGTATACCTACAAGCCGGGACGTTAGCGACGGCAACACCGCCACCGATATAAAGGGCGACGGGCTGATCAACGCCAAGTTTAAGCTCAAGGCCCAGTACATGGCCGGGGCCAGGTGGCTCTTCCACAGAGACGGAATCAAGAACATCCGCAAACTGAAAGACAGCAACGGCAATTACATCTGGATGGCCGGGCTGGCCAACGGGCAGCCGGATACAATCCTGGAGGTGCCCTACATAATGTCCGAGTTCGCCCCCAATACATTTACAACCGGGAAGTATGTCGGGCTTATCGGGGACTTCCGGTTCTACTGGATTGTTGACGCGCTGACCATGGAACTGCAGCGCCTGGTCGAGCTTTACAGCCTGTCCAACAAGATTGGCTTTGTGGTCCGGGCGGAGACCGACGCCCAGCCAGTCCGCGCAGAGGCATTCGCCCGGGTTAAGCTGGCTTAAGCGGCCGGCTTAAGCCCTTACTAAAAAATATCGGGAGGTAAAAACAGATGAATCTTTCCAATTACGCCAAAATATCAACCGCCCTGGACTACGCCAGCGGCTCCGCGGACAGGGAGGGCGCCGCCCTGGATATGTCAGGGTTTGAAGGCGTGCTGATGATTGTCAAGTTCGCCACCATAGCCGCCAGCGCAGTAGTGACAATCAAAGCGCAGCAGGGCGATGAGAGCGATCTTTCCGACGCCGCCGACCTTGAAGATACGGGGATCAGTGTGGCAGAGGACGATGACGACCAGGTTTTCATTATTGACCTGTACAGGCCCTTAGAAAGGTACGTACGGTTGTATGTGGATAAAGACGCGTCCAACGCCACTGCCGAGTCGGCAATATACGTTCAGTACGGCGCCCGCTCGCTGCCGGCTGACAATAACGTCGATGATGAGGTCACCTGCGAGCTGCACGTAAGCCCTGACGAGGGGACTGCGTAATTAAAACCGGAGCGGCCTGGTCATAAACGGGCCGCTCTAATACGAGGAGGAATAAACAGATGGCTGTACCTGACGGATACAATACAGTCCCAACCTTTAGGTATCTGGAGCAGCTCGCCGGCGTCGGCGGCATCGGGGGCAATGTGTATTTCGTTGACAGCGGGACCGGAGCCGACACAAACGACGGCCTGACCATAGAAACAGCCCTGGCGACGCTCGATGCCGCTATCGGCAAATGCGCTGCAAACAATGGCGATGTCATTTTTATAATGCCCGGCCACAGTGAAAGCTGGACCACCACCGGGGCAAAAGTAGTGGCTGACGTTGCCGGCGTTGCCATCATCGGCCTTGGCCGGGGAGCAGACCGCCCGACATTCACATTTGGACACACCGGTACGACCTGGACGATAAGCGCAGCAAGCGTTGAGATTGACAACATCCTGCTGGTTGCCGGAGTCAATCAGCTGGTGACTTTTGCAACCATCTCCGGCAATGACTGCGTGCTTGGGTCAAAGTGTGGAATCGAGATTCGGGACGCAGAAGACGTTGAAGTCCTTGACGCCTTCAAGGTGACCGGTGACCGCTTCAAGGCCAATATACTTCACCGGGGGTACACGGGAGGCGATGAGAACCTAACCACGTTTAGCATGAATGGGGTTGACGGGGCGGAGATAAATGTAATCGCCCTGGGCAAAGCCCAGACAGCGGTTGTAAATTTCGTAACTGCTGCCAGCTCGAATGTACTCATCAAGGGCATTTTCCTGGTGACCGATACTACAGACCTTAGTAAAAACGTAGTTGATACGAAGGGTGGAACCACTTGGCAGGTTGAGGGCTTTGACCTGGGGGCCGGCTGCAGCTTCTCAGGCGGGTCCGGAGCTGCAGTGCAGAAGGATGATGTCGGCTCTATCACAGCTTCGATCGGAACCCTTGTGAACAGCGGCGGCACCGCTACCCTGGGCGGCATTCTGGGAGATATGGCAAACAGCGACGTGGCTACCAGGCTGACAGCCATACGCAATGCCCTGTACGATACCGGCGGAATTGCATCTTACCCTGCAGCCGCAGCCCCAGGAGACGGTGTTTCAATTGCCGAAGGCATTCGCTACATTGTTGAAACACTGATTGGAACTTTGGTCAACTCTGGCGGAACTGCTACATTAGGCGATATCTTAGGCGATGTAGCCAATACCAGTATAGCCACCTGGCTGCAGAAGATCGGGACCCTCACCAACAGCGGCGGCACAGCAACTCTTGGGGCTATAATCGGCGACCCGGCCAATGTCGATCTCGTAACCAGGCTTATAAATGCGGTCAACGCCTTATACGATGCCGGGATTACCACCTGGCCGGCCGCAGCGGCTCCCGGGGACGGAAAATCTCTGGCCGAAGCAATAAGGTATATCGTTGAAACTTTGATTGGCGGCGCTGACGGGGCCACGACCGACACCTTAAACGGCAAATTGGGTACGGACACCGAACTGGCAGACCGCAGCCTGTATGACATCTTGAATGGAGACGGTCCGGCTGCCGCCGACAGCGCAGCCGCCCCCGGCAACGACGTATCGTTTTATGCAGTCGTAAGAGCGGTCTACAACTTGAGCGTGCCGGCGGCGGAAACCGGGGAGACCGTGATCGACGAGGGTGACTACGATTGGACAGCGGATTACCCGGCACTGCTGACAATTGCCCCGGCAGCCGGCGCCCCGCTGACCGATGTGACTGTGCATCTGGATATGGATAAGGCAGCTACGGGTTTTGCTACTGTCTATGCCGCGGAAACGATCAGTCTGTATGTTGAACGAAAGATTGACGGAACCAACTGGCGGCGGGAGGCCATTGTTGAGGCTGCCCTGGCCGGCAACAGCGCAGATTACCGTGACATGAAGATTGTCATTGGCGACATCGGGGTTGATGAGCAGGCCAGAGTAACGGCAGCGCTTTCGGCAGAGGTAAGCGGGGCGGCGGAAACGGACCTGCCGTATGCAGTCTACTACAAGGGCCTGGCCGCTCCGACCATCACTCCGTTGACTGCGACAACGTAACCGGTCAACCAGTATTAAGCAAGGAGAGCAGGGAGGGCTTTTCCTCCCTGCCTTAAAGTTGGTGATTGTATGGCTTTGAAAATTAAAACGGCCCCCAGCATTGAAGCGCTTACCCTGTCGGAGGTTAAGGCCCACCTGCGTCTCGACAGCGGCGACCTGGCGAACAACATAACCACTGTTCAGTCCATTGCACCCGGATCCCATGCTATAGCCGCAAGCTACTCACTCAAAGGAGCCGGGGTTAACGTGCTGGGCTATCGCACGCTGGTTAATCTCAATGCCGGGGCCTGTGGAGCGGGCGGGTCTGTAGATGCAAAGATCCAGGAGTCAGATACTGACGTTGATGCCAATTATACGGACTGGACAGGCGGAGCGTTTATAAGAGTCACTGCATCTAATGACAATGCTGTCCAAAAGATAGGATACACCGGGACCAAAGAATTCATCCGTGTCGCTTCAACAGTTGCCGGCGCTCCCTGCGAGTTCGGGGCTGATGTAATTAAAGAGCAGCCGTACAGCGCTGAGGACGATTTGCTGACCACCCTGATCGCTGTCGCCCGGGAGTGGTGTGAAGGATATCAGAACCGCGCGTACATCACTCAGACCTGGGAACTGTGGCTTGACGAATGGCCGGGCGAGGACTTTGTTAAGATCCCCCTTCCCCCGCTGCAGGCAGTGAACAGCATCACATATTATGACACCGATAACGTCGCCGCCACCATAGACGGTGACGATTACTTTGTTGATGACAAGTCCGAGCCGGGGAAGGTGGTTTTAGCATATGGGAAGTCCTGGCCATCAACCACCCTAAGACCGGCGAACGGGATCTGTATAGAATCTGACGCCGGGTACGGGGATGCTGCAAGCGATGTTCCGAAACGGGTGAAGCAGGCCATGCTGCTTTTGATCGCCCACCTTTACGAGCACCCGGAAGCCGTTCATGTAGGCTCATCCGGTACAAGCATTGTTGAAGTGCCTTTTGCGGTAAAGGCTTTGCTCGGACTCGACAGAATCTGGCCGGTGTGAGGCGGTGAAATATGGGCGCGGGAAAATACGACTTAAGGGGAACTCTCCAGCAGAACACGCCGA